AAAAATAAAATAGAAGAATTAAAATCTGAGATATGCATCAACATCGAACAATTCTCGAAACTTAAAAAACAAATCCAAAAATTAGAATACTCAGAACAAGATGCATCAAAATTAAATAAAAAATTTGAAGCAGATATCATTGAATTAAAAGACAAAAACCAACAGCTCGAGGATTTGAATAAAAAATTAACCGCAGAAAACACTCAACTCAAAAACAGAAAAATACCCGATCCCAACGAAGATCTTAAAAATAAAATATCAAATCTCATTGATCAAAAAAATCAAATACTTGAAGAGAATTTAATTTTAAAAGAAAAAGATATATTGAAAATAAAAATTACATCCAAAAATGGAAAAGACTTTTGTTTATCGGTTGATTCAATATTAGGAGGATGTCACACATTTTCCAAAGAACAAGATTTCTCAGAACAGCAAATCAATTCATTTTGTGATCTAAGCAAAGAATTGGACAAAGATTGTGAATCTCGAGATGCCGAAAAACTACTCAATCTTTATGAAACGAAAATTGTTCAAATTGTTAGCCACAAAATTAGCAACATTGAATATCGTAAACTGAGACCAAATTATAAATTTTTACCTTGACTTACTGACGCACATATGGTAAACTTGTTGGGTGAAAAAATTCAACAAGCGCGAAATAATAAAAAAAATAGTATTCGAACCAGACAAGCAAAAGCGTATATTCTGGGCTCGAGAGATGAAACTATTAAATGATCTGCTAGAAATTTTTCCCAATCAAGATTTCTGGCAACGTATGACTTTCATTAAAGTTCCTTCTCTTGCCGTGCTTAGAGCTGGCGCTGGACTAAAAAATCTAACAAAAAAATACAAGGACTTTAATTATAAAATTCCAGAAAAAAAAGAATTTCCTATAGGAGATAAAACCGGAGAAGATAAAATAATCTCGAAAAAACCAAAAACAATACGACAATTTATAGATGAGTAAAACAAAAGACATACAAACAACAGATCAAATAGCAAAATTTCTTTCTGATAAAGATAATCAGAAATATCATTACAACTTCCATGAATCAGAAGAATACAAAATATCAAGCGGTAGTTTGAATTTAGATATTGCCCTTGGAGGAGGACTTCCAAGTGGAGCGCATAGATTCACAGGAATCAACGAAGGCGGTAAAACTAGCTGCGCCATGGCATTCGCAAAGAATTTCCAAAAGCACTTTGGAGATAAAGGTATGATTATATACATCAAGAGCGAAGGTAGGTTTAGTCCCGAAATGATACAGAGATCAGGAATCGATACTGACCCAGAAAAGTTTTTTGTTTTTGATTGCAATATATTCGAAAAAGTATTTGAGCTTGTAAGAGAGCTTGTTTTTAATAATGATCATGACAAAAAATACATGTTTATCATTGATAGTGTTGATGCATTATGCAGGGTTGGAGATATCGACAAACCATTCGCTGAAAGTGAGCAAGTTGCAGGAGGCGCATTGATCACATCTGTGTTTCTCAAGAAAATGGTTCTACCCATCACAAAGATGGGGCACACAATGATTTTAACAAGTCAAGTTCGAGTAGAAGTTGCTACAAATCCTTATGCCGCTAGAGGAGGACCTAAAGTAAAACAAGCAGGCGGAAATGCAATCAAACACTATGCAAACTTTATTCTTGAATTTGAAGAGCGTTACAATTCCGATCTCATATTTAAAAATCCAACAGCAACCAAATTAGATGAAAAAGGAGAGCCGATAGGTCACTATTGTAAAATACGTTTTCGCAAAAGCGTAAATGAAAAAACTGGATCCACTGTTCGCTATCCAATCAAGTACGGCCAAAAAGACGGCAAATCGGTTTGGCGTGCAAGAGAAATATTAGACATGCTTTATCTTTTTAATTTGATCGACAAAAAAGGCGCGTGGATATCTGTGTCTGAAGACCTGATCAAAGAGCTTTCAGATAAAAAGTTTGAGATCAATGAAAAATTTCAAGGAGAACAAAGGTTGATAGACTTCCTAGAAGAAAATGAAAAACTATCTGATTTTCTTTATGAGGATTTCAAAAATTTAACCAATGCGCTTTAAGACCCTTACAGGGGCAACCCGAACAGTCAAAAAAGCCAAAAACTTTTTGATTGACTGGGACGGTAAAAGCAGAAGTAAAATTCAATACAATGCAAAACAATTCCTGAAAAAGTATTGGAACAATCATATTGTATTCGAAGAATTTCCTGTGGCAGGAACAAAGCTATCGCTAGACTTTTATAATGCAAACAAAAAAATAGCAGTGGAAGTTCAAGGCAGACAACACACAAAGTATGTTCCATTCTTTCATGGCAAAAATAAAATCAATTATCTCAATCAATTAAAACGCGATCAAGACAAGTTAAATTTTTGTGAATTGAATGATATACAATTGGTTGAAATATATGATGGAGACGAATTGAGTGAGAAACTTTTCGAAAGTTTTGGTGTTATTCTTTAGTTTGTGTAATATATAGTATGAGCGACGACTATATTGACCCAGAAAATTTGAATAAATTTAATTTGCCAGAAAGTATTTTAACTCAATTGTTTGAATTCACAGGCTCAACAGGAGGAGATAGCGGATTTATTTTATCATTTGTAAATCAAGATGGCTTGCCTTCTGTTATAACAAAAGCTAATTCCCCGATAATTGAAATGGGTTTAAGAAAAGCTTTAGAGCAGTATCTCGAACAGGTAGCCGCACAAGAAATTGGATTAAACTTTCCTCCCGACATGGGAGACGAAGAAAGCCCTTGACTTTTTAAACTAATTCTGGTAAGATGTAGGAATGATATATTCTTACGAACTAGAACAACACCTTATTGCTGGACTAATAAAGCATCCAGAAAGCTATCCTCTTGTAGCGGCATTTATCAATGAGAATGATTTCTTCGATAAAAACACAATAGTCAATAGAACTATTTTTTGCGTATTAAGGCAATCGCTTGAAGCAAGTGATGCGCTTGACGAGGTCTTATTAGCTCAAAGAGTTCAGTCTTTAAATATATCATTCGAAGATAATATCAACATTTCAGATTATATTAAAGCATTATCAATGCGACAAATATCAAAGGAGGGAGTCGTGAAAGCCGCAAAAGAACTTAAAAAAATTACAGTTCGGCGCGAAATACACGATGCATCAATTGATGTCGCAAAGAATATGAAATCTTTAAGTTCAAGCGCGTCATTTGATGAGATAGTTGGCGAGGCAGATAAAATATACAATGATAAAATCAATCTCTATGAAATAGGATCAAACAAGCCTGAAAATTTATTCGATGAAATGGAAGACTTTATTGAAGAACGGGGCAACAACCCAATTGATGAGTTTGGATTGATGGGGCCTCATGAAAGAATAAATGACCTATATGGCTCGTTATTCAGGCCAGGAAATATCGCTGTGGTTGTTGCTCGTGCTGGAGTTGGTAAGACACAATTCTGCATGGACTTTTGTACAAAAGTTTCCGCGATAAATAATCACGTTCCAATTCTTCATTTTGACAATGGAGAAATGAGCAAAGAAGAGTTGATTATTCGCCAATGCTCAGCTTTATCTGGAGTACCAATGCACCTTCTTGAGACTGGTCGATGGAGACAGGCAGGAGAAGAGGTTATAGAAAAAGTGAGATCAACATGGGAAAAGGTGAAAGATTTTAAATTTTATTACTACAATGTGGCTGGCCATAGTATTGATAGCATGCTAAATATCATCAGGCGTTTTTATTATTCTGAAGTCGGAAGAGGGAATCCAATGATTTTTAGTTTTGATTATATTAAAACGACATACGAAAGACAGAATGGAGCAAGTAGTTGGGAAACGGTTGGTAGAATGGTAGATAAATTCAAACAGTTGATTCAGAAAGAATTATGTTTCAACGGCAAACCTGCTGTGGCAATGCTTACAAGTGTTCAAAGTAATAGACTTGGTATCACCAACAACAGAAATTCTGAAAATGTAGTTGACGATGAAAGTATCGTTTCTCTCTCTGACCAGATCACGCAATTTTGCTCACACCTATTTTTATTAAGACAAAAAACTATGGATGAAATTCAATCCGAGCCTGATGACTTTGGAACTCACAAACTCATATGCCTCAAGTACAGATGGCTTGGCAAAGATGTTCATCGAGCCCTTCAACCCGTAGAAATGCCTGATGGAAGCAAAAGAAAAAATTACATCAATCTTCACATGGAAAATTTCAGCATCAATGAAAAAGGAGATCTTCAAGACATGGTTGACCACATGGATTCAGAAGGAGTTGGTGTGTTAATGGCAAACGGTCAAGAAGTTCCTAACCTCTGATGAGTCCCGAAAAAATAAAAGAATCCCTGATTCAATTAGGGTACAAGCTGGCAGACAGGGGGTCATATTGGCAAACAAACGCTTTGTTCAGAAATGGTGATAATAAGACCGCAATACAAATATATAAAAACACAGGAGTTTGGAAGGATCACGTGCAGAACAGCACTTTTTCTCCGTTCAAAAGATTGGTGGAAATAACGCTTGGGACGAACGATCAAAACACATTAAAACAATTCCTTGAAGAAGATGATCTTGGCGCAAATTACAATAAATTAACATTCTCAGAAAAACTAGAAATGGAAGAAATATACCCAGAAAATTGTCTTGATAGATTGTTGCCTCATTATAAATTTTATAACGATCGCGGCATTTCAACTGAAACTCTAAAATCCCTCAAAGGAGGTTTCGCGACAAGCGGAAAACTCAACAAAAGATTTGTGTTCCCGATATACAATGAGCATAGTCAAATTCATGGCTTTTCTGGTCGAGACATGAGCGGTCTAGATAATCGCCCAAAATGGAAACACATTGGCAAAAAGAAAGGTTGGATTTATCCTTTGTATGCAAACCCAAAAACAGCGCAAGATATAAACGAAAAAGGTTCAATTATATTTGTTGAAAGTATAGGGGACTTATTGAACTTGAATGAACAAGGCTTCAATAACGTTCTTGTTACATTTGGCCTCGACATCTCCACGAAACTAATATGTTCAACTCTTTCATTGAATGTTGATAAAATAATTATAGCATTAAACAACGACAAAACATCCTCTAGAAATCGAGGCCTAGAAGCTAGCATAAAAAATTACCTAAAACTATTGAATTATTATAATCCAGAAAAAGTCTGCATATGCCTTCCAACCCAAAAAGATTTTGGAGACATGAGCAATTCAGACTTTGACACATGGAAACAAAAGCTTGAAAGTATAGATTGCGAAACACAACAACAATTTATCATTAAAAAAATAAATGAAATATACAAATCATTGCCCAAAACACTATTAAAAAATAAAAAAATAATAATCAATGAGTGAATTAACAAAATTATCCGCGAGTAGAATAAAAACCGCGCAAACATGTAGTTGGACTTATTGGTGCAATTACAAACTTAAACTTCCCGACGCAGGAAATGATGGATCAAGTCGAGGAACAATTTGCCATAATATATTTGAATTGCTTGGAGACAAGCATAAGCGT